AACCAAGATGCAATAAAAAAGCCTTTTACGCTACCGTAAAAGGCTAATTATCAGATAGTAGTGGGTACGAGAATCGAACTCGTATTACATGCGTGAGAGGCATAAAAATATGCCATACTACAATCTAATAATCAGCAGTTTATAAATCAGTTTAATTTTGTTTGCACTAAATTTGCACTATTCATCCTATCTCTCCCACTCTTTCGCTTCCGGTTAGTGCTACCTTTTTGAATCCTCTCCGGCATAATAATAAAAGCAATATTATGACCGATGAAGAACTAAGAAAGTTTTGCCTCGAACAGGCAGTTAAAGTAATAGCAAGCAATCCCAATGCACGCGATCTTAAAGGACTTTGCAAAGTTGATGCAATATCAGTATTTGATTTATCAAACGCCTTTATTGCTTACATAAAAAACGGAGATCAGACAGATGTACACATTAACTTACATTACTTGGTTGAGTAAAACAACGCTATTGCCGCTATAATAACAGATAACACGCTCGTTATTATAGCGGCATATATCCCTATCCGTTTATTTCTTCTTTCTTTTTCTTCGCCACTAAAAAATCCGCGCCTGCCTAATTCAAATCCTTTCTCGTTTAAGCCGTAGCACGCATTATTATTGCTGCGTGAAATATGCCCATAAATTTCAAGAATATATTCTACTGCGTCATCTTTTGTAGCATTTAGCGTTTCTTTTGGAAAATCGCTCATATATGACAATCCGCCCTTCTTGTAAGTTGCTCTTATCACCTCCTCTGCAATTTTTTCCGTTTTATTCATAATAGTTTTTGTTAATGATTTTCATATCTGAATCGGGTTTGAACTTACCCACATATAAAGAAGTGCGCCCACACCCACAACTAATGCGATTATTAATATAAGTTCTGTTTTTGAAGTTCCTTCCATATTATTTAATAGTTTAATTACGTTACACAAAAAATTATCTCTGAAACTTTTCCTTATTGATAGTTTTTCTCTATCACAATCATATTTATGTTGATTTATTCAATTCTTACGGCCGTTCCTTGTACTTCGTATCTGATGATATTACTCTTTTTATAAAATTTTAGCTCAATGTCGTTACGAGATTTTATTCATTCGGATACAGTACTTTTTCAATTGATACCATCAGTTTCATTGATAAGTTCACCCGTTAATTTATTAAGTTTAAAAGACTCCGTTTCTTTATCTCCATTTCTATATACGATATCGAAAATAAAGCTTATCATATCGCCGTTAATGTTTATTGACTTATTTTTTACTACAAATTCCTCAGAATACATTTTGTGCTGGTACTCCCATATGTAATTTCCGTTAGTAATATTAACCAAAGATACCGAGGGGTATGATATATTTAGGCCACTAATATTATCAATTGGGATTAGTTTGTTGAGAAAATTGTATTCTAATGGTATTTTTTTTATCTCATCACAATTATTATCAAGTAAAAAGTGGTTATTATATCCTAATGTGATAAAATATTCATTATTCCAATCCTTAAAACTTATCACAGAATTATCATATCTATTATAATATATCCTTTTTTCTTTACCGCGAAGTGTAGAAATTATCTCACTTGGCCCACCATAATTAACCAATAAGATAATTCCGTCATCTTTCATTATGAAGTCACCCAAACCAATAAATTCTATGTTCCGCTCTTCAACTTCGCCAAACTCTAAATAATATTTTTGATTGAATCCCCGAATCATTGGTGCTGTATATTCGAATATCTGTTCTTTTCTATCATTATATGCAGCGAACCACATATCACCATTAAGAAACCCTGCCAATAATGCGTTTTTATTGGGATTCTCATCATTCTTCCATGTTACTGTTACTTTGGTCACCCCCTTGGGTAAATTAAACTCTTTTAAATACTCGTCTTGATTGTCATCTTCCTTGCCACATGCTTGCAGACATAATATAGTGAAGATTAATGTAATTGACAGTGTTAATATCCGCTTCATATTTTCTATTTTTTATTAAACCATTGTATTTTTTCTAATACTCAACTTAACGAGAGCCATTGCGCGAATGCAATTCAAAGGAATGTCTTTTGGGTCATGGTGACTATTGTAACTAACTAACTTTATATATCCTTCCTTGTCTGAGCGATTTACATATTTAACTGCTAAATATTCATCTCCTTCCAAATCAAACGAAACGAGATACATCTCTCCGAAAATTACATTATTAAAATCATATAGTTCTTTATATACAACGATATCACCTGATTTTAATAGTGGATACATACTATCTCCTGTTACATATACAGCTCCATCACACTTCGGCATATCTGGAATACTGATTTTACCTAAAATATTTTGCTGTTTATTGTCAAAAAGCATCCGTAAATTTGCTGCAGCACTAACATCATATAAATAAACGTCCTGTTCAGTTAGTTTCTTTTCAATGGCTTTCGGTTCATTTATAATTTGAATATGTGTATCAGATTTAATCATTTCACCTTCATCTCTGAACAGCCAATCTATCGACATATCACCGTATATTCTACTAATCTTCATTGCAACATCAGCTGAAATACTTTTAGTCTTACCCCAATATCCTTTAGACAGTCCAGCATCAGCTTCTAACCTATAGACACTAATTCCTTTATAATCAAGATATTGCTGTATTTTATCTTTTATAACCATACTATATTCTACTAATAAAAGTTAATAAACAGAATATACTCTATTATTAATTTTGATAATAGAATATACTCACCTATCTTTGTCGCATCAAAGTTAATCAATCAATCAAGAAATAACAAATTAAATAGATAGAATTATGAAAGCAATCATTGACTATAAAAGAGTAAATAGCGAATTAACCGGTGCAATCATGGTAAATGAATACAATGGCAATCTTAGCTACATCGCAGTAACAGCATCTTCAAGTAAAACATTCAAATCGATGAAGGGCGCTGAAAAATACATGGCCAAATTCAATTACGCAAAACAGTAAAAACAAATAATAAGTAAAACAATGGAAACATCAACACCAATTAAGCCGACTCTTCTTGAAATGGAGATCGGAGCAAAAGTAGCCTTCCCTAAAGATCGAAGAAAGTCAGTAAGAACTACGGCCTCAGACATTAAAACGGATGAAGGCAAAGTATTTACGACTTGGATTGAAGACGATAAACTATTTGTGAAACGCAATAAATAAAATAATCATGGTAAGAAAAATAACAGGAAAAGTAGAACCGGTTGCCAAGAAATGGCTCAGCAAAACCGAAGCAATGGCATACCTTGGAGTATCAGAGGATTATTTAATGACACTTAGAAATGCGGCCGAAATATCATTTTCACAACGAGAGAGAATGATATGGTATGACTTAGCGAGTATAGAGCGTTTTTTAACAAGAAACAAAGTAGTATAATGTTAACTCCTAAACAGTCCCCTTTCGCCCTAATCGGCATGTTTCTCGCCTGTTTGCTTGCAGAAGGCGAACCGGAACCGGGCAAATTAATCATCGCACTTCTGGCCGTAATTGTAACGGTACTGTATGTGATAGTATGTAACGAAGTAAATCAACGGAGAAATGAAAAGAGAAAATCTGAATTGTATCGGTAATTGCCACCTCTGTTCCGTTCTGGGCGAATGTCCGGCCGATCATGTTCATTGCGAAGATTGCGGAACCGAAATAGAAACGGGCGAAGGTATTGAAGTCGAAGTTGAAGCGGTGCAGAACGGCCGACACGGTACGAAAATGATAACGGTATGTCCGGGCTGCTTCGCGGAGTACTATCAGGGAGATGAAACGATAGAGTTTGATTAAATACGAGTGAAAAAGGATGAAAACTATAGAATTATTTAATGACCATTTCCAAAATTATAAAGTATACGGGATTCCCAAAGCGCAATTAATTATTGCAGATGTGCCCTACAATCTTGGAAACAACGCTTACGCCTCCAATCCTTCTTGGTATGTCGATGGCGATAACAAGAATGGCGAAAGCGATCTGGCTGGCAAAGAGTTCTTTGATACAGATAAAGACTTTAGACCCGCAGAGTTTATGCACTTCTGTAGCCAAATGTTGATGAAAGAACCGAAGGAGAAGAGCAAGGCTCCCTGTATGATTATCTTCTGTGAATTTGAAGATCAGTTCAGATACATTGAACTCGGGAAACGTTACGGGCTGAATAATTACATAAACCTTGTGTTTAGAAAAGACTTCTCCGCACAAGTCTTAAAGGCAAACATGAAGATTGTCGGCAACTGTGAGTATGGTTTGCTTTTATATAGAGACAAACTCCCTAAGTTCAACAATGACGGACGAATGATATTCAACTGCTTCGACTGGGTGCGGGACGGTGAGACTCCCAAGGTGCACCCAACGCAAAAGCCGGTACCGCTACTTCGTAGATTGATAGAAATATTCACCGACAAGGGTGATGTAGTCATAGATCCGTGTGCCGGTAGTGGCTCTACTTTGTTAGCCTCTGCCCAATTAGGACGTAAAGCATACGGATTTGAAATAAAGAAAGATTTCTTTAGAGAGGCTAATAAGTTGGTTTTATCCCGAGTCCAACAATCGTTATTTTAACCTTTAACTCCATAAAAATAAATCAATTATGACACACTGGAAAACCCAATTTAATTACCCATATCTGGGCGCTCACAGCCTTCCGGAAGGCAAAGATTTAATCCTTACTATCCGAGAAATGAAGCGCGAAGAAGTGACCGGGGAAAACGGTAAGAAAGATATGTGCTTAATCGCATATTTTCACGAGAATGTCAAACCGATGGTAGTTAACAAAACCAACTGTAAAACATTGGAGAAACTGTTTAAAACGCCAGATATTGAGCAATGGATCAATAAGGCTATGCAAGTCGGCTCCGCTCGTGTAAATGTAAAAGGAGAAATGGTAGATGCACTTCGTATCAGACCATTTGCGCCAAAGCTGGGTGATGATAGATCAACCGTTGAAACCGGCTCCGCAATCTGGAACAACATTATAGACGGTTTAAAAGGCGGCTATACAGTAAATCAGGTTATCACTAAGTACAAACTAACCAAAGAACAAATAAAAGAATTACAGAAACATGAAATCCGCTGAACAAAAAGAATTTGAATGGAAAGAAAAACGGCGTGGTCTGATTACAGCCTCCGTTCTTCCTGATCTGATGAAAGCCGGCAAAGGTACGCCATTTGGCAAAGCCGCTTTAGATGTGATGTTTGCTGTTCGCTATGAACGCCGAACCGGAGTAACCCGAGAAAACGGCACAGCAAAGGCCTTCGATTGGGGGCACGAAAATGAACCGCTCGCCGTGGAATGGCTACGTACGCAGCTATTAAATGAAATCAAGTCCTGTACTACCGATTTTGAGGACATCGTATTTAACGAGCCGTTTGAAGGCTTTGGCGATTCGCCGGATGCCTATGTATATGGCTTTGATGGAAAAGTATCGGCACTGGTTGAGATTAAGTGCCCGATGTCACAAGGAAAGATCGAGTCACTACAACTGCTACAGGAAATTAACGACAAAGATGAATACTATTGGCAGTTTCTCGGGCATTTCCTCGGTCGCCCGGATGTAGATACCCTGTATTATGTCATCTATGATGGCTATGTAAATGACGGGCGACTACTTGAAATGCACCGGAGTGATCACACTGAAAACATACAGAAGTTGTATGACCGGGTACGACTGGCAAATGAAATGATAGACGAATCATTACGGAGTGGCCGGGATTTTCTGGAATGTATCGACAAGGCTAAGGAAGTTTTAGCGATAAAGGCTGAAATTGAAACATTAAAACCGAAAGCAAAAGGCAATGTCCCGGTACAAAATCAAATAACAAGGCTAAAAAAGCAATTAAAGAAATTGAAATTAGCAAGTACTGTCACAACACATTAACATAACATTTTAAAATATACAATTATGATGCACACTTGGTTTTTATGCAAAATCCGTTACGAGAAAATAGACTCAGACGGAGTTAACAAAAAAGTTACTGAACCCTATTTGGTCGATGCACTCAGCTTCACCGAAGCGGAAGCACGTATTATCGAAGAAACGACACCGTTTATCACTGGCGAATTTACCGTTACCGATATAAAACGTGCCAATTATAGCGAACTCTTTCCATCTGATGAAGAAGCGGCCGATAAATGGTATGCCGGACGACTTGCTTTCGTTGTGCTGGATGAAAAGACCGCAAAGGAGAAACGAACCTATACGAATGTACTTGTACAGGCCGCCGATCTCCGCGATGCTATGAAGAAAGTAGATGAAGGTATGAAAAATACCATGGCGGAATATCAATCTATTGCATTGAAAGAAACTGCAATTATGGATGTCTACCCATATCGTTCAAAAGATAAGTAACAACAAACCGGGTGAAAGTCCCGGTTAACGGAGCGTAGCTTAAAGGATAGAGCAGCGGCGCGCGCAGTAAAGACAGCAGTATAGGCGGTTCGATTCCGCCTCGCTCCACTACTAACAAATATTATCAAGATGGCAAAATACAACAATACCAAGTACAAAGGATACGACTCTATTCGCGAGTATAGACGGGCGCAAGAACTGAAACTGCTCGAGAAAAAGGGGATTATCTCTGGTCTGCAGGAACAGTGTAAATACGAGCTTATTCCGGCGCAATACGAGTATTATGAAGTGAAGGGAATCCGGAAGATGCTGCAGAAAAGAAAGCTATTGGAGAAGTCCCTGTCCTACTATGCCGACTTCGTTTATTATCGTGATGGCGAATTAGTGGTGGAAGATGCGAAAGGGATGAAAACGAAAGAGTATATAATCAAAAGAAAACTGATGCTTAGCATACATGGTATCAGAATAAAGGAGGTTTAATCATGGCAAAGAAAATCATTCAATCACAAAGTAAACCGGACTGCCGGAGGTGTAAGTATGGAGGTGAAGAAAAGAATTATATGTGTTACTGCTCCGCTCTGAGTGTCTTTAGATCGGTAGGCGTAAGGCCGTGCAGTTATTATGTTTCTCGATAATATGGATGGATATACGTTAATGGAACAAATGCGAAGAGCACGCAGACGCAACAGGCTTACCGCTACCGAACAAGCACTATTTTATGAATTAGTTGCGGTTTGTAATAGCGAGGGTTGGGAGGACGTTTTCAGTTGCTCAAACATTGAACTATGCTGTTCCCTCAATATCGACGAGAAAACTTTAGTTCGGGCACGGTTATCTCTAATTAATGCAGGACTGGTTTATTATAAATCGGGTAAAAGCAGAAGAGTAGTCGGTTTATATTCTTTCTCTAAAAAGTTCAAAGATGAATCGCCAAAGAAAAAGCCGACTACCGGAAAAAATACGGTAGATGTGCCAACCGAAAAGCCAACCGAAAAGAAAGGAGATACGCCAGCCGATGCGCCAACCAATATGGGAGCCAATCAGCCAGCCGATGCGCCAGACTATATTAAAACTAAAACAGAAACTAAACTAAAAGAACTCTCTCTATCTCTCGACGAGCTTTCTTTTATCTCTTTTGAGTTTTTAGATGTCTTTCTGTTGTGGCTGGAATACAAAAAAGAACGAAGAGAAAAATATAAATCCGATCGGTCTGTTAAGGCATGCTATGACAAATTAGTCAGACTAAGCGGAAATGATGCGAATGTAGCAAATGAAATCGTTAATCAGTCTATCGCCAACAACTGGGCAGGGCTTTTTGAACTTAAAAATAATTGTAGAAATGGAAACAAGGAGCAAACAAATGATGTCGATCAAACAACTATTATCATTCGGAAGGCCGACATCTGACCCTGTGCCCGCAAAGGATCGGGCAGAATGGTTTAAAGAGTGTTGCCGTTTTGTATGCAGCAATTTTCAAATAGACAAATCAAACCGAAATGTGATGAATCAAATATTTCTGTACATGGAAAAGGACAGGTCGAAACTGGACCCGGAAAAAGGTATTTTGCTTTGTGGCCCGATCGGAACCGGAAAATCTACCATTATGCAGATAATGAACCGATACAGATACTTTGTAAGCGGACAGGATAAAGGCGGTTATCCGATGGGAGGTTTCCGTATTGATTCTGCTTCATTCATTGCAAATAGCTTTTCTATGCGAGGCAAGGATGCACTGGAATTGTACACGTACAACAATGGCAGTCCGCGCATGATGTGCTTTGATGAATTAGGGCGTGAACCCATTCCGGCAAAATACTTCGGTACAGAGTTGAATGTAATGCAATATATCTTTCAGTGCCGATACGAGCTCAGGAGAGAAGCTTTAACGCATGTAACAACAAATCTATCAATAAAAGATTTGCAACTTAAATACGGCGCTTATATCGCTGATAGAATTAATGAAATGTTTAATGTGATCGAATTAGGAGGCAGCAGCAGACGATGACACCGATAAAAAGAAATAAGAATCCAGCAGGCGACTTTAAAAAGTCAGTGGTTCGCATAGACCTCGATGACTGGAAGCGGCTCGACGCTATCAGAGCTAAATACAAATTCAAAAGTATCTATGAAATCATGCAATATCTGGTAGGTGCATTTCTGAGAGTAGCCGATCCGGAACACGAAGAAAATGATGATCCCATACCGGACGAAATTACGGAAATGTTCAGCGACTTTGCGCAGGCTGAGAGGCAGTTCAACTACTCAAAGCCGAAACGGGCATTGCCGCAACACGTGAAAGACGAGAAGAACGGACAACTACGATTTAAATTTTAAATAATGATTAAGAAACCAATCAACGCAAATTATTTGCAAGACGTTCCGGAACATCATAAGCCCGTGAACGAACAAAACCGGAAGTATATCGACCGATTCGTTACAGAGAATTACGAATGCTTAAACAGCAAGTTTAAAACAGACGAAAAGATCAATTCAAGCGGATTCGGGGCACTCGACAAGCTGAACGAGACACTTCTAAGGCTTTATACTGATCCGGATTTATGCTTTACGAACTGGCCGGATGCAGAACGGTATATGTCGAGCAAGTTCACTGAAAAAGAGCTACGCGTCCCGGTTCGGAAACCAAAGAGAGGGGATGAAGTGGAGAATTAATTTAAAAACACAAGAAAGAAATTAATATGAGACTAAGACAAGCAAAAAAATAATGAAAAATTTCCGGTTGTGCAAAGGCATGATTTGGATATATGGGATCGGCCGAGTAGACAAAGCCAATAATCGTATGTGCCGATATTATTCAGCGAAAGATGAACGATTTAGGCTTATTATGCAGCTATCTAATAAAAACCCCTTATTAACTCTGAAACTGCTAAGAGGAAAGGTTTAACTAATAACGAATCAGATATGAATCAAAAAAGAAAAGCAGACCTTTATGTAGTCTGCTCCTATATGCTATTTTTAGAATTATCAAAGGGAGGATTCGAACCCCCATCTTCCTTTGCAGGCTGCTCTACCATTGAGCTACTAAGGAAAGCACCATGACTTCCGTGCATGGTGAAGCAGCATGAACTGCATCTGTCGCACAACATTGATTGTTGCCTCTCACGGACAGTGGCACAAAGATAGAAATAATTAATAATAGAATTTAATTTTATGGCAAAAATTTATGTAGCAAGTAGTTGGAGAAATGTATTTCAGCAGGACGTTGTAAATATTCTCCGCAATTTCGGACATGAGGTTTACGATTTTAAAAATCCCCCTCATGGTAATGGCGGCTTCCAATGGTCTGACATAGACCCTAACTGGCAGAACTGGACAACTGAGCAATACAGGGAAGCTCTTAATCATCCAATTGCACAAAAGGGATTTGATTCAGATTTTGATGGTATGCAGTGGGCTGATGTCTGTGTTATGGTCCTTCCTTGTGGTCGGTCAGCTAATACAGAAGCTGGATGGATGAAAGGTGCAGGTAAAAGAGTGATGGTTTATTCTCCAAAAGAAGAAGAGCCGGAACTGATGTATAAGATATACGACTTTATCAGTGATAGTATTTTCCGAATCAACGACGAAATAAATAGAGTATAACTATAAAAGAAAGAAATCAAACATGAAAGTAGGAGAATATTCATATTCTATACATGGACGAAATTACAGAATATGCGTGTGTGATTATTCAGACGGGAAAACACAAATATCAAGTCCCGTTCGTAACGAACCGCTTTACATCGACCGCGAAGAAGCCCGGAAACGTGTATACGAGTTGAACGGCTGGAAGTATAAACCTAAAATGACAAAGCATGAATAAAGCAGAACATTACATTCAACAGGCCACAATGGAACGGGTTCGTTCGCGTGGCCAGATTCGAACAGTCGCAGCAGAGGCTATTCGAATACAGAGAGAAGAAACGATAGCAAATGCAGTCACAGTATTTAAACAGATGTGCCCGTCAAGAGTAAGCAAGGGTTGTGCGAATGTGACTCACAAGAAAGAAACTCAGTCAACCCAATGCGATGGGAATTGTAAGCGCATCAAGTATTTACTTGCTGGTATGAATAAGCTGGAATGAAGTATTTAATTAAACGGATTCAATGCGTATCGGGCGAAGTAACCGATACGCATTATGTGAACATTGAAACAAATGACATTGAAGCTACCAGAAAAGAACTGCACGAATGTTATCAATGCAATAGGATATTATTTAGCTATGAACAAATAAATAAAACACAATGAGCAGAAACCCATATTACATTAAAATGATCAACTCACAACGCTGGAAGAATCTACGTTGCGATAAGCTGAGAGCTAATCCGGTTTGTGAAGTGTGCGAGGCGAACGGATTAAGTACGCTTGCAACCGAAGTACACCACAAAACCCCGGTTGAATCCGTTTCGCATGAACTCGGAATGAAACACCTTATGTTTGATCGAACGAACTTACAGAGCCTTTGCCATGCGTGCCACTCTGAGATACACCGACGCGCGTTTAGCCATTCGAAAGAAGCAATTCAGGCAAACAATAGACGGGCAACAGAGCGTTTTGCGGATAAGTTTTTGAAATGAAATTAAGAGGGTACGTCTACTTTTGACGTACCCTCTTAACTATTTATTGATCCATTCTATATTTTTTATTCCATTAGTTGGATATAATTTCGCATTTGTCGAGTCTTCCTGAACGACAATATATTTAGTACCTAGAAAAACTAATCTATGTTGTGCATCCGTTTCTATTATATCTCCATTAATAGACTCAATTTTAACAGTAGTATTATAGAAATGAGGTATTCTCTTCTTTACATCAGAGCAAAAAAATAACATGGCAATGAAAATCATTAAATGAAAAATAATATCACCTCTTCCATATTTGCAATATGCAAAGACAGCGCCTGCAATTATATAATAGATACTTGCTGCTGGATATAAGTCTAGTATAAACGAAGTTGTGACAATTATTAATATCAAAAACAATAATCCCCCCAAATTAAACAAACACCTCTTTTTAGAATATCTTCTTATATACTTACTTAAAGACTCTAAAATCTTATCTTTCCGCTCTTTTAATGAATCAAGCAGAGGGGCAGCAATTAGTGATATTCCACCAAACGCAATAGAAAAAGAAAAGAGTGACGGTATTAAAAAAGAAGCAAAAGTAAATTGTATATCATCCCATGTTATAATACTTGTCATATCCAAATCAAATGGCGCCAAACAATGCCAAATCATAACTAACGAGAAATAATAATACATGAAAGCGAACACACTTATAGTTGAAAGTATGTAGGAAATGTTCTTAGTATTCATTTGTGCAAGATTTATATTGTAAAATTTATTGCAAAGATAAAGATCTTCTTGTATATATACAAAGCGGGGTGGTCTTTTTTTTGAGGGTAACAGGCCGTTCAAACCCACTCCCACCAGTTTTTACACGCGCGGAGAATTTTCAAAACGAGGGGGTATCCGTTGGGGGTGACATTTTCCGTTACAATCTACGAGCTACCAAATACTTACTTAAAAAACATACGTGTAAAAAGCGCGTAAAAACATGGCAACTTTAGACGACATAACAGAAAAAATCCGTTCCGCAATGGAAGCACAAGGCACATACACCCCTGAACTTGATTTGTGTATAGAGCTTTGTGCCGGGTCTTATATGGCGTTCCGGATTGCTCTATCTGACATCTCAAAAAAACGGATGAAATCTTTCACTAAAGAGATAACCCGCGAGAATAATGAAAAGCTGGTTGCACATCCGGCTTTTAAAACTCTGTTTGATGCGCTTGAAGCCACTCGCAAACAGTTACGCGAACTTGGTTTGACATTGCAGACCCTTGCATCAGGTGAGGCCGACGAAGTAACCGAATTAATTGACGAAGTAAACAAGGCGGATGACTATGAATAAGGAGGAACTTATACAGCTAAAGACTGCTACCGTTGACGCATTGCGCTCCGTTGATATAAACTCTTATCAGTTAGATAAAGCGGATATCCGGTTAAACACTTATATAGCCGGATGTATAGGCAACCCGGAGGCGCATAACCTTTACGAGTTACTTGCGATCCGTCGTTTCTTTTATCTGCTGGATAAATACGACTTTAGACCCGGTAAAGTCCGCCGCTTTATTGTGTTTTACGAAAAGTTGAAGTTTTCCGGCACTAAGGGGCTGACGCGATATAAGCTAACTCCGGTTCAGGTATTTCAATTCGCGAACATACTCGGTTTTTATAGACCAGGGACAAATAAACGCCTGATTCGTGACGCTCTGCTATTTGTCCCTCGTAAATTCAGCAAAACGACAAGTATCGCAAGTTTGGCGGTATTCGACTTGTTGTTTGGCGATGCTAATGCACAAGCATACGTTGCCGCCAATTCCTACAATCAGGCTAAGATATGTTTTGATGAAATCCGCAACATCCTGAAAGCGTTAGACCGGAAGTTGCGACATTTTAAGATTAACAGAGAGATCATAAATAACAAAATAAAGGGCAAAACCTCTTTCGCCCGGTGTTTGGCGTCCAGTCCCGACAAACTGGACGGGCTTAATGCAAGCACGGTGATAGTAGACGAATATTCGCAAGCCGATAGCGCCGCTTTGAAGAATGTTTTAACTTCTTCAATGGGCGCACGGCTCAACCCTTTGACCATCGTAATAACAACCGCCTCAGACAAGCATACAACCCCGTTCACTGAAATGCTTTCAATATATAAAGCCATTCTACGCGGTGAGGCTGAGAACGATTCTATTTTCGCCCACATCTTTGAACCCGACATAGACGATGAAGAAGGTGATCCGGCAACGTGGTATAAAGTACAACCCCACATGGGGATCACGGTTTACGAGGACTTTTACAAGGACGCTTATCAAAAGGCGCTATATAGCGCACCTGACGCATTAGAGTTTCGCACAAAGCTCCTTAACATCTTTGCGGTCAATTCTGAAACGAAATGGATTGAGGCAAGGGAGATCGAGGAACGGTATAAGGCTATCCCTGTGGATAAGATCACAAGTCACCCGCCTACGATGGTAGGAGTTGATTTATCGGTACGTGATGACTTTTCAACTGTAACGTATAATATCTATTCCCCGGATACTAAGTCATTTCATTCCGTTACGGATTATTATTTTCCGGAAGGCGCTTTGCCCGGACACCCTAACCGGGAATTATATGAAGGATGGGTCAAGGCCGGATACTTGAAGTTATGCCCGGGTGAAGTGATTGACTACGAAATGATCGTGAATGATATTTTATCCCGGGCAAAGTACTTGAAAATTCTCGGAATTGGATATGACCCATATAAGTCGGCTGAGTTTGTAAATCTATTATCCGCATCGGTTGGCTATGCAAATGACTACATAAGTCCGGTAAAACAGACATACGGAACGTTTACAAGTCCTATAGAATCGTTTGAACTCGCGCTGCATCGCAATAAAATAACATTTGACCCGAATCCAATAACGCCGTATTGCTTTGGTAATGCCGTTCTTGACGAAGATAGAAACATGAATAAAAAGCCGATCAAACGAACGCATAATAGTAAGATCGATTCAACGATAACGAATCTTATGACATTTTACCTGTTTAACACTTATACAAATTAAAATATGAAGATTTTCAATATTCTAACAAGACAAATACGTAGTATTTCCGAAGGTTTAGGCAATGGAAGTATTGCTCAAAATCAGGGTAACACAAATGCAAATGTACGTATAGCCTCCGTTCCAGCTCAACCCGTTAATGTAAATTCGTCCGAAAAAGCAATGCAACTTGCGGCGGTATACAGATGCGTTTCCATTCTTTCCGGAACAATAGCCTCACTGCCTTTGCTGATAGAACGAAAACAAGACGGATATTTTTCTGTTGATGAACGCCACGAACTATACAAACTGCTTGTGCGCCGCCCGAATTTAAGGCAAAACTCTTATGACCTGATGCAGAATGCAGTTATACAGGTTGTGTTGGCTGGAAATGCCTACATTTTTATTCGCAGGACATGGGGAGAAATAAGCGAACTTATACTGTGTGCGCCTAATACCGTAACTTATGACAAGTTTCGCAATATATATAAGATTTGCGACCCTATCAACAGAGTAAACGGAACCTTTGAGGCTGATGATGTTATACATCTTAAAAACAAAAGTCTCGATGGAGGTTACACAGGAGTAAGTACAATCTATTACGGTTCCCGCGTACTCAGCATTGGGGGCAGCGCAGATAATCAAGCGCTCCACCTTTTTCAAAATGGAAGCAAGATAAAAGGTATTGTTTCAGGAGCCAAAGAAGGCACTCAGGGAATTGCCGGTATGACTGATACTCAGACATCAAGTGTTGCCGAACGGATCGAGAATGAATTAAATTCCGGCCGGGGTATCGTATCAGTAAGCGGCGATGCTTCTTTTCACCAGCTTTCGATAAATCCGATTGACTCTCAATTACTGGAACAGATGAAGCACTCTATTTTAGAGATTTGCCGCATGTTCGGCGTACATCCTGATAAGGTCTTTGCCGGACAACCCACAAACTACAAAGCCTCAGAAATGGGACAAGTGTCATTCCTTACTGATACATTACTTCCTATTCTCAAACAGTTTGAGGCGGAACTCAATGTGAAGCTAATTCCTGACAGTGTATCGCATCTGTACCGTATCCGCTACGATATTGATGTTTTGTACCAAACTGATCTCGCAACGCAGATAACCTACATGAAAGGAGGCTACGAACTTGGTATTTTTACCACAAACCATTTACGGGCAATGAAAGGATTGCCACCTGTTCCCGGTGGTGATACTGTTATGACCAGTTGCAATGTCGCCCCGATTGACAGTCCTAAAATCAGAGGTGAATCTTCCGGGGAAAATAAAAGCGAGCTACCAAATAATGAATAAAAAACATATGGTAAAAACGGTATGGAAATTAGAAGTTATACGGATATAGCATCACCCAAGATTTCGGAAGGCCGGATGATAGAAGGCTTTGCCGCCGTATTCGATCAGGAGAGCAGGCTTAATTTTGACCAGAAAACAAAGCGCTTCTTTATTGAAGTGATCGAGCGCGGCGCCATAACAGACGAGTTAATTCAATCATGTGATATAAGGGCACTGATTGAGCATAACGCACAACGGATGATAGCCCGTTCAAGATATGGAACCGGTTCTCTTTCTTTAATGGTGAATGATTACGGACTCGGATATAAGTTATCCGCTCCTAATACTCCGGATGGCGACTATGCAGTAGAAATGATTTCAAGAGGTGATTTGTACGGTTCATCATTTGCTTATTCTACAGATGACAAAAAGAACGTCACGTACAAGAAGTTGGACGGGTTACTCTATCGAATCGTTCACAAAATAGATCGAATTTCAGATATTTCGATTGTTGCCAACCCTGCCTATTATGGAACGGACGTCACTTTGCGAAGTTTGGAGGAAATAGACAGTTCACTAACAGATAATTACTACAAAGAACAAATTAATAACTTACGAAAATTTATCTAACAATGAAAAAGGAAATTAACAGAATTGCAGAAATTAAAGAAGAAATGCGCACAATGCTTGATGCGGCAGAAGTCGAAAAAAGATCACTCACCGAGGATGAATCCAAGACTTTTGCAGCTTTGAAAAATGAAAAAGATTTGCTGCAAATGAAGATCGAACGTAGAAGTCTCGATACTGAACCGGAAAGAGATCGGATTACTCCAACAAGAGCATTGTTTCCGCAAGCGGTTTACGATGTGGTATATCATAGATCACTTGATGACTATAACGGGGTTGTCACTGAGGACGGAATCAAAGTAGTTGAACGCGGTTTGACTGTGACCGATACAGCTACCGTTGCTGATATCGTGCCTGTTACAATCGGAGAAATCATTGACCCGCTGGAAAAAGGGCTTATCATTAATAAGCTGGGTATCAAAATGCAAAGCGGGCTTGTAGGAGAACTTATATTCCCCACTTTACAGGCTATTGAGGCCAGCATTGCGGGTGAAAACGCCGCAATTGGAGATACAAAACTTTCACTCGGAAAAATAAAATCCACTCCTAAGCGTGTGTCTATCTCTGTTCCGGTGTCAAAACGGGCTATCAGTCAGACTAATTACTCGCTTCAAGATGTTGTCTTGAAACAAATTTCACTGGGAAGCGCACGACTTCTGAACAAATGGATGTTTTCAGGTACACAGTTAGAAGGCGCCAGTTCCGGCCCATTCGTTAAAGACGCTTCTGTAACGTATACAGACTCCCCGTCTTTTGCTAATGTTGTCGCATTGGAAACGGCGGTTATGGCTGAGGGTGTCGATGTAACCGACGGAACTGCCGCATATGTTTGTACTCCGGCTGTTTATGGACAACTAAAATCAACTCCGATTGAAAAAGGATCACCTAAAATGATTCTTGAAGATGGTAAGATTAATGGTTATCCGGTACTTGTCACCTCCTATATGGCAACCGATACTATCGGTTTTGGTGTGTTCTCTTATGTTGCCATCGGGCAGTTTGGCGATATTGACTTAGTGATTGACCCCTATACACAAGCCAAAAGCAATATTGTAAACTTCGTGTTAAACTCAGATTATGATATTGTGACTGCGCGAAGCGAAGCTTTTGCCGTAGCAAAGAAAGCAGCTTCATCTGCCGGAGCATAACGACCAAACTAAGTATTAATCAAAGGCTGGGGCTTCGGCCTCGGCCTTCTTCATTTCTAAAAGATGAAAGAATACGTAACACTTGAAGAGTTAAAGCAACATCTTAATGTTGATTTCGACAATGACGACGCTTATATACAGGGGTTGATCATTCCGGTACAACTCAGTATCGAGGCTTATCTCAATGCCCCGATTGAATCGTTCGTTAAAGACGACCGGATAGACCCGCGAATCTGGCATGCCATTCGTATTATAGCTGCAAACTATTATGCGAACCGTGAAGATATAACTTTCGCCACGCCTAATATCATTCCTGGTCATATTGCCTTCTTACTTCAACCCTTAAAACGATATACATAATGCAGGCGGGACTATTGACAGACATTATAAGTTTTCTACATCCCCAGACGATTCGCGATGCTTTGGGCGGTACGTCTGAGAGATGGACGGAAGCTTTCAAGAAGCGTGCGTGTGTCCGGTATAAATCCGGTACGCGCAAAGAGATAAACGGCGAGGTGCTCAACACTCACACCGTCACGATCATGGTACGTTACAGCAGAGATATAAGCGAAAAAATGCGCATTGTCTACGAGGGACGTAAATACAAAATAGCCTTCATCCATCCGGATAGAAAGGCACAGTCTATAACCATCGAAGCAGAATTAATCAATGAGTAATATCGTACAAGCATCCTACCGGGTTGAGGTTGACGCCTCTAAGGTTAATGCGTTATTGGCCGCACTGAATGACAAGGAGGCAAAGAAGGCTATTAAATCCGGACTCCGTAAATCAGCAAGTATCATTCGAAAGCAAGCGCAAAAAAATTGGGTTGCATCTGTTCCGGGTGGGGCTGGATTGAAAAAAGAAATAAATATTGCAGTTTACCGCAATGCGTCCGGCGCACGGGTTGACTTACTCGACAAACGGCGGAAAGGTTCAAAACAGTTTGTTTTGAAATTCTTCGAAAGCGGTACGGAACAACGAGCTACCAATAGAGGAGCAAACAGAGGTATTATAGAGGCTACTCACTTTTTTAAAAGCGCAGTAGACTCTAAAAAAAGTGAGGCTGAGAACTCACTGGAAAGAAACATTTTGGATTCAATACAAAAAGTAATAGATAAAAAGAAATGAGCTTATCAATCAGCAAACATACATTCTCAAAACTCAGTGAGTCGGAAAGTTTAACGCAACTTGTCGGAGATAGGATTTATCCTATTTCTACTAAAAACGCTACTTCTTTCCCGTTCGTTTTGTATAAGCGTAGTGCACTTACTCCGGCTTATACAAAGGATAGATACGCCAGTGGGGATAGTGTCACTATTGAGGTTATTGCCGCCAGCGATAACTATTCAAATTCAGTCGATGTTATTGAGGCGGCACGCAAAGCGCTTGAAGGGAAGCGGGGTAAATACGACGATTTCAAAGTAACGGGTGCTAAACTTATCGCCGCCGATGAAGATTTCATTGAAGAAACTTTCATCCAGCGACTTACATTTGAAATTGAGACGGATTCAGTAGAGTAACTAACATTTAAATATTGAAAACAATGAAAGCAAATGCAGTATTAGGAAAAGATTTCATGCTATTTGTCGGCGGAAAGGCGCTGGCGTTGGCTACATCCTGTAAATTATCAATCTCGGCCGAAACGATTGACACACAAAGTAAAGATTCCGGCATTTGGACGGAAAAAGACATTAAAAAATTGTCTTGGAACGGTTCAAGTGAAAACCTATTCAGTGCAGACGATAAAGTAAACGGATATGATGTTCTTTTGGACTTAATGTTAAAACGCAAGCCTATCGAAGCAAAATTCGGTATTCCGGCAAACGCAGATTCAGATGAAGTTCCCTCTTCCGGTTGGACTCTTCCGGCCGCATCTTACTCCGGTAATGTCTTAATTACAAATCTAGAATTAAATGCACCTGATGGTGATAAAGCAACTTTCTCCGCCACATTCGAAGGCACAGGAAAACTTAGCCCCAGAGTGTCCGGAGATGGAGGTATAGTGGATGATCCGACCGCGTAAACGATGAAAAGAGCGGGAAACCCGCCTTTTCTTTTTCTAACTCAAAAAACTTATCATAATGAAAACGATCACTATCAAAAAACAGAAGTACATTTTAAAGTATACATTGCGGGCATTCTTTATCTTCGAAAATCTCACCGGTAGGCAGTTTGCGTTCGGCCGGATGTTGGACGAATATCTACTGTTTTACTCTATTCTTCTGGCAAATAACAAAGATACATTCTTAATGCCTTTTGATGAATTTATAGAGGCGTGTGAGTCTGATCCGGCTCTGTTTCTCTCTTTCAAAGAGTTCTTCGTAAAAGAGATTGAACTACTTGAACAGGCAGCAGATAGCACAAAAAAAAAGACGACTCCGAAGAAGTGTGCAGTATCCGGGAACTCTACGCCCGTGTTGTAGGTGAGGGCGGTATTGCACCTGATTATTTCCTCGACCGGATGACGCTCGCAGAAGTTCGCTACTTCTTAGAGGGGTTAGGCAGGCGTAACCGGGAAAGCTGGGAGCAGACCCGGATCATTGCATATGTCATCGCTCAGGCGAATAGCACAAAACAACTAAAGCAATCGGATATACTTCGTTTCCCATGGGATGAAGCGAAGGAAGACGAAAAGAAACGCACATCCGTTACGGATGAAGAAGTGAAACGATTGCGGGCAAAAGCAAAACTAATCGAAAAAGAAATGAATCATGTCTGATATAATAACACGACTATTACTTAAAACGAATGACTTTGACGCAAACCTAAATCGGGCAAAAGGTTCGGTTAACAGCTTTCAAGGCGGTATTTCCAGTATGGCAAAAACCGCCGGGGCTGGTATAATGAAGTTTGCCGGGACAATTGGCCTTGCTGTAAGCGCTTACGAAGGTTTTAATAAAGTGGTGAATTCATCTCAAACCACGGGCGACGCATGGGTAAAAACGCAAGATCAAATGAAAGCGAGTGTAGATAGTTTCTTTGCATCTATTGCGATGGGTAATTTTGGTGGCTTTTTATCCAATTTACAAAATGTAATTGATAAAGCTGGCGAGTTATCTGTTGCTTTAGATAACTTAGAAACAAAAACGTTATTCAATAATAGCGAAGTTAACGATCTTAATACCAAATATCAGATCGAACTAAACAAGGCTAAAGCACGCAACATTTCAGATAAAGAAAGAAATGAGCATTTGGAGAAGGCAAAAGGGTATCTTCTTGAAATGAGTAAATTACACGATTCACTATCTAAGGCTAATATTGCCACGTCGTATATCACTTTGCAGGCTGATCTATCAAAACAAGGATTTAATAAGAATGTATCAAAAGATGTATGGGAGTACCTTTTAAAAGATAGCAACCGACCTGATATAGACCAAAGAGCCGCCAGATATAACAATACTATAAAGAACTATGAAAATCAACTTGCACACACATATAATCCAGAAACCAGAGAATGGCTGACACAAACAGAAGCAGATAAAATCAAAAAGAAATTATCCGAATATAAATCAAGTAAATCCGGCAATTTTGATCGTCTTGCAAGTGTTTTCGTTGAACTTGCAGACGATGAAAAAAGCGCGATTGCGAGTGCTCTAAAAATGCGTGCTACTGCAAACGCATTGTCGGTTTCAATGTCCCAAAAAGAGTTGGAAATAGCTAATACAGATGCAAAAATAAATGGGGCTTATAATACAAATAAAGACAAAAAGCCCGAAATAATTCCCTCTGGTTCACTTTCAGAACTTGAAAAACAGTTAGCTGATCTGAGAAAAAAATACCAAGATGCAGTAACAGATGAAGTTCGATCCTCTGTATTAAAAACGATCAAAGAGTTAGAGCAGAAGAAAGTTATCATAAATATGACAGCGCGATATGTTGAGGAAGAGTCACCTTTGAATATGGCCAGCCTTCCCATAAAAGGGATAGATACCAAAAACATGAAACTGCCTAAATTTGAATCTCCTATAAAAAAAGAGGATATTGATTTGAACCAGCAATACGCAGACTCTTTAGGATCGATAGGATTTGTAATGGGTAATTTATCCGGCATTACCAATAATAGTACTACATCGTGGATAAATTGGGGTGCTGGGGTATTTCAAAGTATAGCACAAGCAATACCAAGCATTGTTAGCCTCACTACAGCCTTAACAGCAAAAGCCGCCGCCGAAGCGGCTGGTTCCGCTGCATCTATTCCAGTAGTTGGATGGGTTGCCGCTGGGGCTGCTGCCCTCTCTGTTGTTGCTACAATGGCAAGTATCCCCAAATTTGCAAACGGCGGTATAGTACCTGGCATTTCGTTTGCGGGTGATAAAGTTCCGGCGATGCTAAACAGTGGCGAAATGATCTTGAACGGCTCACAACAAGCGAATCTGTTTAAAATGCTCAACTCAAAGTTATATGGTGGACTTGATGTTAGCCGCCCCAATATTTCCCCCATACCCGGACACTTGGCCGGATTGATTTCACCGTCCCCTAATACCCAAAAAGTTGAAGTATCAGGAAACTTCAAAGTAAGAGGACAGGATTTAGAGTTAGTTCTCGACAATCGAAGTCGAATCAAAAATAAAATCAGATAATATGTCAAATTACGGAACAATATACACTTTGCCTTTCAAATCAAGGCGAAATAAAAGTTATATCGTAGAAATTCAGAAAGAAGGCTATACGGGGCGAGTTGCTGAGTTAACAGGGAGCGGTGACGCTCCTTTCTCTATTGAGATTGCGGATGATAACTTTCTTTATGTTCCTATTCGATTTTCTACGGCTACTATCAGGGTGGTAGGAAATGACTACTTGCAAAGCCTATACTCGACCGGATATCAGCAGTACCGCGTTAACTTCAAACAGGGTGATACGATTGTTTGGACTGGCTTTATTACTCCGGAATTGTATACGCAAGATTATACCGCAACACTGTTCGATCTGGAAATACAGTGTGTATCTGCCATGAATACACTTGAATACGCAGATTATAAACAAAAGAGCGCAGGAAGCAAAGAGTTCGTTAGCTTGTGGGAGTTATTGACCCGTTGCGTCTTAGAGTCTCGCGGCTCCTATTCGGCCGTATACATACCACATGTTTATGCTAAAAGTCCGGCGGATTATGATGCAAACGCAAATGTCTTGCAAAGTATGACAATTAGCGAACAGAATTTTTTCGACGAAGACGATAAACCAATGAACTTGAAAGAGGTGATTGAAGAACTATGCAAGTTCCTTAACTGGACTTGTGTTGACTATAAAGGCGCATTGTATTTTGTAGATGTAGACCATCGCGGAAATTACTATAAATACACACCTGACTTTTCATCCTATACGTTTGAAGCCGGGAATGTTCTCAGCGTGCAGGACATTCATTTTAGCGGTTCGGAACACACCTTAGATATTTTGGGCGGTTATAACAAAGTAACAGTAAAAGACAGCAATTATCCGGTTGGGAATTTACTTCCGGAAGAGAATTACGAAGATGCAAAAGCTCTTTCGTCACGCTTAAATACAAATAAAGATAGAAAATGTTACCGTCAGTTTCTGTATCCGAAAAACTGGAACATGTATCTGTATGATGGCGATACGGTTATCACCAATGACGATTTAGAGTTACGTGCTTATGATGCGCATAAACTTATAGGAGGAATACAGGAAAGGTACTGCAATTATAAAATAGTGGATGGTAAGCCGGATATTTCAGACTATTCGTTTACAAATGTTATACAAGCTAGGTGTTTGGGTGCTGTCGGTGACTTATCAATGATAGGTGGGCTGGAACTCTTAACAAAGATAATGGATTTTAAAGGTGCGTCCTCAGTGTACGAATCAGGGGCCTTTGCTGTATCTGGAAGCTATAAGACGATAGCGGATATGGATTTGATTCCTTGGGACAATAGCCGGGGCACGTACATGCCGTTAGCTGCTTGCCAATTACGGATCGGTAATAAATATTATGGTAGTACTAACGGATTGGCCCCATTCGCATGGTCTGCAAATCCCAATTATTTTTTTAGACTTCCCGCCTCCGAAGAGAATAACAAAGCCCGATTAGATTATGTATCCATTGAGAACCAAAAAACAATATATATGCCATATAAAGGTATTTCAGGCGTAATAATCCCTATTGATACCCTATTATATGGCGAGCTTGAATTTACTCTTTACGCATCTAAAATACATAATGCCATTTTTATAAATGGATTCTTGTTAAAAGACTTTTCCTTTAAATATGGAAAGAGCACCGAGGCCGAAAAGACTACCGACAATACAGACCGCTATTATGAAAATGTCGTTAACGAAGGCTATATTAACGAATTGGACGAAATCGAATTTAAAATATCCAGTTACAACAACGACGGTGCGTGCTACAGCAAAGTAATGTTAGGCGATAACTACCTAACCGACAATCTCTATTCTTCTATTGAACAGAAATTAGTCCGGCCGGAAGAGCATTTGATCCGGCGCATTATTAATCAGTACGGAGCTACCAAATTCAAGCTTACGCAAATACTGGTAGATGACGAAGCAATTACTCCTATCACAACTATAACCGATAAGTTTCAGCCAAACAAACGGTTTACGATCACGGGCGGTACAATTGACTTCGCGATGAATCAGTTTAATTGTAAGATGATTGAAAATGGTAGATATTAAAACTACATCCATACCCGCAAAGCCCCGGTCAAAGAACTATCCGACCGGGACTGTTATCACCCGGACGACTGGCGGCGTTACTGTTAACGGCGGAGGCGGTGGAGGTGCTTCAATTGACATTGTAAAGGCTACCGATACAAAGTCGTTTACCGATAGCAACGTACTGTCATCGCTCCGGACGCTGTTAGAGATCCGTTCGCGTATCATTGCCGAATCGGATACAACCACGGAATTAACCGATGATAATACGCTTTCTTCAAAGCGCACTTTAAAAGAGATAGATGCAGCGATTAAAGAGGCTTTGAAGAAGTTGGATGATGTTTACCTGAGTAAAGTAAAAGCGGATACAGCAGCCGAAACGATCACTTTCCTGAAAGGTCTGTTGATTGGCAATGATCTTGCGTTTATCAATGAAAGTGGCGACGCGGAATTACAATCTTTAGTTGCCCGGATGAAAATTAAAGCCGCTACATTGGAAGTAACCGGATCGGCCAGTGTTGGCACACTCCATTCGGAAGGGAATATTTCAACAGGCGCGGATATTTGGGCTAAAGGTGACACGCATACTTTAAATTTACTCGTTCAGGCACTTGCAAAAACATACGATCTGAATGTTGAGCACGTCGCAACCCTGTTTCAAACCATAGTCAAGGACTATATCAGTTCAGAAAGATTCATCCCCGGACTGATGGGTGAAGGGATGAAGCTATACAAGGCTATCAATGGGGATTGGAACCTTGAAATAGATAATGCCGTAGTCCGTAAGGCCATGACCATTTTTGAACTTATCATTTCGAAAGTTCGTGCGGTTAACGGCGGTCTGGTGATTTCATCCGCCAACGGGCGTGTTAAGTCCGTTTCGGAAACATCCGGTGATCCGGTTTACTATGTTTTAGGTATAGAGGGCGACATGATGTTTGTCACTGATGACTTGGTACGTTGTCAGGTCTACACATCCGGACACGTTAAATACTACTGGGTTCCGGTTGCCTCGGTTAATGATGATTCGATTCTCATACTTAAATCCGTTTTTCCCAATGGTACAGTTCCGGCCGTTGGTGATGATCTGGTTCAGATGGGTAACCTCACGAATCCGAACAGACAGGGTATTTTGTATCTCACCGCTTCGGAAGATGGCAAGCCGCGTATTTCTGTACTGGACGGGGTAAACTCTACGTCTTTGGCCGGCAAATCAAAGGTTATACTCGGTTGTCTCGATGGCATGACGGATACAGACTTTCCGGCTGACTTCCAACCCTCCGGACACGGCCTGTATGCGATTAACTGTTTCCTGAAAGGTATTTTCATTCTGAGAAATGGAAAGAGCATCGAACAGGAGTTTAATAATATTGCTACCGAGTTAGCGGCTATACCGGGAAAGATCGAGCTTGCCATACGCAGTATGAAAGTAGCGGACGTTAATCTGCTTTACGACTCTAACCACAAACTAAATGCCAACCCCTATCAAATGGGAGCGTATAAGTATGACGTTCATTTAGAAGCAGGCAAAACCTATACCCTTACAGTGTGCTATAAATGTGCGGACTCTGATGTTATCAGGGCGTATAACAATCCTTCGTACGGCTGGATAGGCACTTTGCCGAAAAATGCAGAAGAAACGGTACTTTCGCAGCCTATAACGCCTATTAATCCGGATGGGGCATATTTCTACTTCTATAAGTTTCCCCAACAGGAATCAACGGAGACATACATTAAATGGGCTGTAATCACCGAGGGTAGTGTGGGTGTAGCTAATTGGATGCCGTCTGCAACTGAAAGAAAATTGAATATCGGAGGCGAAAACCTGATGTTACAATCCCAACAGGCATTGGATGGATCAGGCGCACAATATGCGTTTCAGTTATCGAAAGCGTGGACGGATTTAAAAGGCAAAACCTTAACAATCTCGTTCGACTATGCGTATAGCAATCTAAAGATGGGATCATCACAAAGGTTCGGGCTTGAAAAAGCTATTTATAAATCGGGCACATCCCAATATTACTATATCGGCGCATTTAAGTATGTAGATTCTACCAGCCCCACGGCTGACAAAGGTAGGTACGTTCACACTATCAAAGTCCCCGAAGATATAGAGGACTCTTTGGATACTGATATTATTGCATATATACAGTTAGGCGCTGGATCAGTTTGCCGGATCAATAACTTTCAAATAGAAATAGGAGACACGGCGACCGGATGGAAGCCTGCCCCTAAAGATTCTTTCACTGAGTCAAAAAAGTACACCGACACACAAATACTTGCCGTTGACGGGAAAATTGAACTATCCGTTAAAACTAAGGTAGAAAATTTGGGTATAGGTGCTAACAATTTGTATAGTTACACAAGTTCAACGCTTAATACTTTATATCCATCTCCTACTATTGAAAGGCAAATGTCTCTGCATGGCTTCTATTTGGTTGGTTCACAAGGTAATGGAGGAGCTATGCGGATACCTAATATTATCCCGCCTATCCCCGGTAAGTATACCGTTTCCGGATGGATTAAAGGTAGTCAAAATACCCCAGTTGGTTTTACTATTGATGTGTGTGATTCTGAAAACGTAATTGTTAAATCAACAGCAGATAACCAATGGAGTTATTTCAAGCATACATTTAACGTAACGAAAAATACAGAGGAACAAAAGGATGTATATAATTTTGTTGATATAGAAAGAATTGATTGGGCTTATATATGGGTAAAAGACTTTAAAGTAGAAGCGGGTGAAATTGCAACCGCATGGAGTCCTAATTTTCAGGATACAGTTTATAAAGGCGCTGAATATACCAATAGTCAAATTAGTGTAGTCGAAGGTAAGATAACATCCACCGTTGAAAAGATAAATACCGTTGCTGGACGTGTTACCGGACTTGCTTCACGCGTCGAACAGACCGAAAAAAGTATCACGTCTGTTGTTGGACGTGTAGACGTGCTGGATAAAACAGCCGTTAGGGTTGCTACGAAGGTTATTGATTTGGTTGGTTGGGATAACAATAAATTCTATCCTTTAGTTATCAACATAGGACAAAACCACAAAAGAAAGATTGAAATAGACCGTCCGTTAGATGGTGCACTTGGAAAGCCTTCATACAGTACTCACGATGGCGGTTTTTCTATGAACTTAACGTTTGAAATGTCCGGTAGCGGTTGGGGGAGCTCTGTTAAGACAACAAATATCTTTGACTATTATAAGGCATGGACTTCTACGGGTGCAAAGATAGTTGTTGATTTGGGACAAATAACCGAATCGTCACAATGTGTAATGGGCATCAGAGGTGGCTCTAAGTACTACGTATGTTTGCATGACGAGGGTAATGCAGATAATATACATTACTACCAAACTGATTATACCGCACCATACGGGCAAAAGTTCCCCGTTCGCACCGATGGAACTGAACCCGTCCGCACATACGGATACTATACCGAAATAAAGCAGACGCAGGAAAGCATAGCTTTAACTGCAAACAAAGTGGACGATCAAGGTAGGCGATTAAGTGCGGCTGAGTTAACTCTAAGTTCAGACCACGCAAAATTAAGCGTAGTAGAACAAACGGCAAATTCCGCCAATTCATTAGCAGGCACAGCCAATAACAAAGCCGACATAGTAGACGGTCGTGTCACCGCCACTCAAAACGGCTTAGTCGAAACCGGAATCAACATCACGTCCCGAAAAATCATTCTGAAAGCCGATAACCTGCTATTCCAAAATAACACAGGTCAACAGACAGCCGCCATCAACGCAAACGGCAAACTGTCTGCCAATGTGATTGAAGCTGCGGAAGTGGTGGCACAGGCATTTTCAGCACAGAGGATCACAACCGGAAACCTTACGGTAACTGATGGTGCAAAGATCGGTGCCTGGAATATATCGGGAGGCTCTCTTGTTTCGGCAAGCAATTCGCAGGCTAAGATCCTGTTAAACATGTCCGGTAATAAATTCCTTCGTATTAACGAAGAGGGGGACAGCCCTACAACTTCACGCACTGCATTGATGTCCATACGAAACGACAATTACAGTGGTCTAAGTATTGAATCATACGGAAGTTCCGGTTTTGCTCTAAGATGTTTAGCTAACGCAGGCACTGCAAATTCGATAGAATCGTATGGAAGTCATATTTTTGCCCAAAGGGGCGGTGAAAAGTGGAACGCTCCCGGAATGCTGTGTACCGGATATGTATATCAAGCGGGTACAGTCACTAATGAATGGGGCAACGGGTGCACCTTAACCAGTGCACAGAAAATAGCTACTGGAAAATACAGGATATACCACAGTTTGAAGCATCTGCAGTACGCTGTTTTAGTACAAGGCTTAGGGGGGTATGGCTGGGTATTCGGTCAGGTAGAGACACAAAACAACTCTTATTTTGAGGTTTTAATGCTTGACGCAAACAACGGGCCCCGTGATTGTCCATTCCGTGTGTTCGTTGTAGGTCGCAATGTTTGGTAAATGCCCATTGTGAGCGCAGATTACAATAATAAATTCAAAAGAAATAGAATATGAAAATCAATTTTAGAAGAATTAAAGTAAAAACAGCTATTGACGGAGAAATTAAAGAGTTCGACGTAGCTAAAACAGTAGGAAACGCTATTTACTGTAATACACCCGATTTGGGTGAATTGGAGTTTGCCCAACGGATATATAAAGAAGGTGAAGTTGAAGTTGACGAACAAGGTGCAAATATCATTCGAAATTACGTTGATCCGGCTCCGATACTCGCAGTGGTGAAAACCGCTATTTATAATGAATTAGACAAAGTAATTATTAACTCTCAAAATCAATAAATTATGTTTCAAGAAGAATCAAGAACAGTTCAAGTAAACGGTAAAGCCGTTTCAGGAGATTATCAGTACAATGTAAACTACAGTGTCAATAACGATAATCTCAGCCGCCTTCATTGTGAAATCATTAAAACGGTCACGGAAGAGATTGACACCCCTACAGGTAAGCAGCCCGTAACCTCCGGGCGGTATATCGGGTATTTGCTGTTAGAATCAGGCAGTAAACAAATGTCCCTTCCGGAGTCGGAGAATGTTGCAGCGCACTTTGAAGTATTTGACCAGATCACCAAAGAGGTAAAAGCCACTTTAGAGCCCAAACCGGCATCTAAATCCAAGTAACAAGAATCCGCCCTGTCTTCACAGATGGGGCGGAAAGATGCGGTATGGATGAGGAACGAAAGTTTATACATACCGCATGAAGTGCGTAATTTAATATTAACGCGGCAAATATACGATTAAAGTTTATATATCCAAGAATATGAAAAATTTGAAGATGATTGCATTGATTGCCTTGCCTCTTTCTCCTTTGCTGGAACTCTTTGAGCGCTATGTCTTTGGTGACTGGGAGTTTGTCAAATGGTTGATTGTCCTTGTATGTGTTGATACGGTGCTCGGCTTTGTCAAGCACTGGCTATCCAAAGACATCAGTAGTAAAGCTTATGGTATGATCGGGCGTAAGCTTATCATTTACAGTTGTGTATTAGTCCTGTCGCATGTGATGGGTAATTTTTCCATCGCCGGTCAGGTAGTCGATAGTTTCGTCTGGTTCCGGTATTTCGCTTGTACGGCATTAATGGTACGTGAGGCCTTAAGTATTATTGAGAACGTAGAAGAGATTTGCCCGGGCTTCTTCCCTAAAGCGATCATAAACAAGCTGAAAGGGTTCGATAATGTTTCAGGAAAGAAAGAGTAAGATAAAATCTCCCGTCATTGTACTTAACGACGGGAGGTTGCACACAAACAACACAAACAAGCAAACAAATACAAAGCCTATCTTCCCAGACGGGAGAAAGTATAAAAAGTAAGCGCAAATTTAGCTAAATCTTTTTGTTCACAGTATTAATTTAACATATAGTATGAAGTATTTTACAATCCAAGAACTAAGCCACAGCGATACGGCCGTAGCGCGTGGAATTGATAACTGTCCAACGGCCGAAGCTATTCACAATTTAACGAAGCTGGTTGAGAATGTTCTCGACCCGCTTCGGGAGAAGTACGGCAAGCCCATCCGGATAAGTTCCGGTTATCGAAGTGCTATTCTCAACCGGAGCGTTAACGGGGCAACATCCAGCCAACACCGGGTAGGCGAGGCGGCTGATATTACGGTAGGAAGTAAGGAGGAAAACCGGAAACTCTTCGAGATCATCCGGCTGGAATTGCCTTTCGATCAATTGATAGACGAACGTGATTTTAGTTGGGTTCACGTATCATTCCGTGAAGGTATAAACAGAAAACAAGTGTTGAAGCTATGAAATATCTACCTTATATCGTTATTGCAGTTCTTATCCTGTTTATCGTGTTCCGTCCGGCAAGGGTGGAACACGTATCGGGTGAAGTGGTCAGAGACACGATCATTACAAATCGTATCGATACGGTTCGGGATACAATACCCGTTCCGGTTTATGAAAGCGTTGTAGATTCGTTTCCGTTCGTTGTTCCCGCCCCTGTGCCGGGCGATACAGTCCGGGATACAGTGTATTTGCCTATTACGCAGAAAATCTACAAAGACAGCCTTTATACGGCTTATGTGTCAGGATACCGGGCAAAGCTGGATAGTATAGAGGTGTACAGTAAAACGAGGACTGTGTTTGTCAGAGAGCGGGCAAAGCGGAAGCGGTTCGGGCTGGGAATACAGATCGGATACGGATTTTCAGGAAATAAACTAAGTCCCTATATTGGAATCGGAATGAATTGTAACTTGTGAAAAGAACAACATATTCATAAATATTATAATCCAGGAACAGTCAATGAAATGTGTCTGTTTG